ATCCAGTAATATAACAAAAATATAATTCTGAAAAGGGTGGACATTCGTTCACCCTTTTTAGTTTTGAAAGACTATTTATAACATATGGACATATTCACAGATTACATAGACCTTGTAAAACTCGGAATATCGAGTCTCGTCACACTCTTGGGTGTGTTTTTGTCTTGGTTCCTGAAGTATAAATACGGTGAATATAAACACAAGAAAGTTACCCGTGAAATTTCTCAATCAAAATTAGTCCAAACAATCCTTGAACAACAATTACATGAATATGGTTGTCAACGTGCATTCATACTTCAACGTCATAACGGTGGTAAGTTCAAAACAGGACGTTCTATGAATAAACTTTCAACAACCTTTGAAGCACTTGAAGAGGGTGTGAGTACAGAGTTCAAGGAATATCAAAATCTACCAATAACACTCTATTCCAGTTTAGTTGATTCAGTCCAAACTGAACGTGGTATATTTCCATCAATAGAAGACATAGATGATATACTAACAAGAGCCTTCTTCACGCAACGTGGAACGAAGTCTGCTGTTGTATATCCAATTGTACGTGGTATGGAACTGATGGGTATGGTTGGATTTGAGTGGACACATAAGGCTAAGAATATGGAAAGTTCCTTTGTGGAACTGAAACAAGACGGTAAAGTTATAGGAGAAACCCTTTCTAAATTATTGTAGGAGTTTTTATGATAAATGAAAATGCAGAAGAATACATTATAGAAGAAGAAGTTGCTGGTATTGAAGTTTCAGGTATAAAGAAAGGGAGGAAACAAATAAAAAACAAGATACATTTCAACTTATCGTTGAATGTAGAACAAAAAGAAGTAAAAGCTAGTATATTGAGAGATACCATCTCTGTTCTAACGGGTAAAGCTGGTTCTGGTAAAACACTTCTTGCAACACAAATTGCTCTTGAATATCTTTTCTATCGTGAAGTTGAACGAATCATCATTACAAGACCGACGGTTTCCAATGAAGATATTGGATTCTTACCCGGTGACATAAAAGAAAAGATGAATCCGTGGGTTGCTCCAATTCATGCAAATATGTATATGTTATACGGTAAACCAAAGATTGAGAAACTCATAAACGAAAACATAATTGAAATTGCACCGATTTCATTCCTTCGTGGTAGAACATTCGTAAATGCTTGTGTTATTGTTGACGAAGCACAGAACGTAACAAAATCACAGATGGAGATGATTCTCTCTCGTCTCGGTACAAATTCTAAAATGTTAATCTGTGGTGACGTGACACAAACCGACTTAAAGAATAAGAAAGACAGTGGTTTCCCATATTTATTTAATATGGTTAACTCCGTTCCTGGTCTTGGTGTGTATGAACTAAAAACAAATCATCGCCATCCAATAGTTGACAATATATTGAACTATTTTGAAGAACAGAAATAAGAGAAATAAATGATAGAAATTCCTATCTGGCCTGGCAGTTCAAGTTTTACAACCGGTAGTACACCATTCGGAACATTCGATTCTGATGCTAGATTTCGATCAGATATTGATGCATTTGCAGATTGGTGTGCTAAGAGAATGGGTTATCCGATAGTGGATATTGAATTACAAGACGTAAACTTTTACGCTTGTTTTGAAGAAGCAGTTTATGAGTATTCTTACAATGTGAATCAATTCAATATTCAACAGAATCTATTGAGTATAATGGGTACTCCCACAAATAACAACTTGACCCATGAACATATATCTACGAACATGGGTGGTTTGATTCAACTTGCAACTGAATATGGTTCTGAAACGTTTACAAACGGTAATGTGAATTTTTATTCGGCTTCTATTGATGTACAGTATGATCGTCAAAATTATGATCTAAATGCACTAATACGAGATGTATATAAACCAACGGGTTCTATTGAGATAAAGAAAGTTCACCATTATGCTCCACCTGCATCTATTCGTTTCTATGACCCATACTTGGGTAATCAAGCGATGTTAGATACATTCGGATTCGGTGCTTACTCAACAGGTGTTTCCTTCATGTTGATGCCTATGTACGCAGACTTACTTCGTATTCAAGCAATTGAGTTCAATGATTTGATGAGAAAATCATCATATTCATTTGAACTTATCAACAATCAACTTAGAATATTCCCACGACCTGTCAGAGATTTCAAATTGTGGATTGAGTATATTGTAAAAGAAGAACGTTCTAACCCATTGAAATATCAACCAATATCTGGTTCTGGTGTAACAGGACTTGTTTCCGATATGTCTAACGCTCCATATGATTACATGGTATATTCAAACATAAATTCGGTTGGACATAGTTGGATCTACAATTACGGACTTGCATTGGCAAAAGAAATGTTAGGATATGTTCGTGGTAAGTACGGAAGTATTCCAATTCCAAACGGTGAAACAACACTAAATGCATCGGACTTACTAAGTGCAGCCTCAGCGGAAAAACAGGCTTTAGTTGAACAACTTAGAACAATGTTAGACACAATGACTCGTTCCAAGTTACTTGAAGCAAAACGACTTGAGGTAGAGGCACTTGGTGTTTCACTAAATGCAACGCCTTTGAAAATTTACATAGGATAAATCCATGCCACTATTTCATGGACAACGAGATGCTTCTTTGGTTCACAAGCTCAATACCGAATTGATTGTGGATATTATAGATACGGAAATTGCTTTATACAAACTTTCATTGAATCAAACGAAGACTAATATATATGACGAGTCCGATAAGAAGATTTACAATAGACCAATAAAAATATCATCTATAATAAATCGTCAACCACAAACCTTTGAAGGAACTGAGTTCGGACAAGACTACACTCAGATTTGTGATTTTGGATTTATTCGAGAAATTCTAAAAGATATAGAAACATATGTTGAAGTTGGTGATGTTATAGAATACAACGGCGAATATTGGGAAATTGATGCTATCCAAGAAAATCAATACTTTGGTGGTAAAAATCCCGATTACTCGTTTGCAACAGAACGTTGGGGTCACAATGTTTCTATCATCGCAAATACACACCTAACACGACGTTCAAGAATTCATGTAGAAGATATACGTTCAGCACCAAGAATTAGCGAAGATAACAATTTACCGGATAATATCTAATGGCAAAAAATTCATCACCATACCGTAAACCACCGATTACAAAAACAATTGATTCTTTCATAGACGATAAAAATCTAGTTGAAAGACCAAGAATTGATTTAGGTAGATCGAGAAACACACAAATTCGTAGAGATAAAGACAAAACAAAAAGTATCGGCATCACGTTATATGATATAGATTTTGCCGTCAAGTCATTCATAGAACAAACAATGCAACTGAGTGTTGAGGATAATGGTGAAACTGTTTTAGTTCCAATCCTTTATGCTAATGCGGAAAAGTGGGCATCTATACAACGAAACGGGTATCTAAAAGATAAAAAAGGAAAAACTCTTGTACCACTCATTACTTTTAGACGTTCTGGTGTAAATATGAAAAGTGAAATGAGACGTAATAAGGTTGCAACAACGAATCAATTAGGATATGTTGTAAAGCCAAAATATTCTGTAAATTCACCATATGACCGTTGGTCGAGTTTATATGGAAGTAATGGAAAAACTCCACAGGAATACTATATAACTCCTATACCTGATTATGTAGATGTTACATATGATTTCATAGCTTGGACTGAGTATCAAAATCAATTGAACTTTTTAGTTGAACAATTTGTATATTTCACAGGGCAATCATTTGGTGAAAAGAATTCTCTAAAATTCGCAACAAACGTTGATTCATTCACTATGGAAGATAATAACACTACTGGTCAAGACCGAATCATACGTTCATCTTTCCAAATAACAGTTCATGGTTATTTACTACCAAAGATTGCCGGAAATCAAGTAACAACAAAACGTGTGGTATCAATGAACAAAGTTACATTCGGACAGGAGGCGTATAGAGACATTCAAACGCCATTCAAAAAGAATAGCGATATTTACGATTCAGGTCAATTCCGTAGTTTGAACACTGACTCTAGAGAAAGACTAGAAGATTTACAACGAAGACTAAATGATTTTGGAGAAAATGGTCTCAATAACTCTCCAGAAGTATATCCTACGGAATTTGATTGATATTTATTAGTACAACTATATTGGTTTTATTTTAACATAAGAGGTTTTTATGGAAGAGAATACAGAAAAAGATTTTCAAACTGACGATGTGCAGGCTGTGAAAGATTTACAATCACGATATGCTACAAACACGGCTCAAATTGGTCAGGTTGAAGTCGAGCTCCACTTACTGAAAAGACGATTGGTTCAAATTGAAGAACTTAGAATGAATCTTTTCAACACATATGATGATTTACAAAAAGAAGAAAAGGAACTTGTAGAAAGTCTAAATCAGAAGTATGGTGATGGTGTTCTTGACTTAGATTCTGGTAAATTTATACCATCTGCTAAATAAGTTTGAGTTTTTTGACTCATATTTATAGTAGAGATAATTACACAATTTTTTGGAGATAAATAGTGGCTAATGAAAGAATT